CTGTTGTCGGCATAGGAAAATGCCATAGCCTTATTTGCATCGCCTTCAAAGACGGTGCAGGCGATTGAGTCCCAACCGAGTCTTCTGGCTGCCTCAAACTGGTGGTTACCAGCAATAATCGTGTACTTCCCATCATCATTTTGCACGACGACTATCGGCTTTACTTGACCAAACTCCTTGTATGACGCTGCGATTGCATCAACATCACCACGGCGAGGATTGTCCTTTAGGGAAACAAGACTGCCAATTGGTACGGAAAGGGAAAGCAACGATTCGTGGATTCCGTTCATACCTGAGCCCTAACATTTGCGTTGAGGGTTCTCAGAGCATCAACTTGTGTTCTTAGGGAAAGCAGTTTTTCTCGCTTGGCTTTAACTAATGCTTCTGCACACTTGTAGTCAAAATCCATATCAGCAAGTTTGTAATCTGCCCAAGCTTCTCGTTCACGTATTGAGCCTTTGGCAGATAGGTATTCCTTTGCCCATTCACCTTTCAATCTAGATTCTTTTCTTGCACCATCTTCGGCGAGAGATTCAAAGGCTTCGGTATGGTACTCCAGGTCATCAAGCAATTTTATAATTCGCTCTTCAATTTCAACCTGACTAATCGGCGATGTTCTAATACTGTGTATCGCTGTCATTTGTTATTTCCTTTCGTAAGTTTCTCTAGTGGTGACCAATCTACCTTTTCTAGGGCATCGGTGTGGGATTTCGGCCAATCAATTACCGAGAGTCCAAGTTTGAATCGAAGCATTTCCTCTAGTACCCAAGCATCGCAGCGGTCTGTGCCATCTCCACCATCCCAGACGATGCCGGTGCGAACAGATATTGCTGAAACAACTTCTGATTTTCCAGCATTTCCTTTTCCTGTAGCGAACTTTGCTCTACAGGTTGGAGGTATTTCAACGAAGGGGACGCCAGCCTCATAGAGGGCGAGTCTCATCACTCCACCAAGTTCCCCGATTGAGTGTGCCTGCGAATTTCGTGAGGCATAGGAATAGTGCTCAATTGATACGCAGTCAACAGAGTTTTGGTTGACAATATGCAATAGATCATTTCGCGCCTCAAGCAATCGTTGAACCCCACGAGATGACTTCCGAATACTGACCGTTATCCCAGCAACCGAAATACCAGTAGATGTGAGGGACGGGTCTATGCCCATGGTGGTGATCTTGCTCACTTATCCCAACTCCATTTCGCTAATCCAAGATCAACGGCAAGGGCTGGCTCTCTGCCTATTCTGTCATGGCACTTTCTGCACACGGCAAGAACATTCTTTTCATCAAGTATTGACCCGCCTTGGGATCGTCGAATAAGTTCATGGACATCTCGTGATCCGTGTCGATTGTAGGTTTTTAGTCCGTCATGGGCAGCAAATTTTGGGCAAGCCTCGCAGTATGGGCGCTCAGAAAGAATCCTCGTTACGAATGCTCGGCGGTCAACGTACTTCTCTTCCATTTTCTTGCTTCTTTTACGAATTGGACCACCACGCTTTAGTGGTGTTTTTCGTTTGGGTGGCTCGCCGCGTTTCATAGAATATCCGAGGGCTTGATGTCATCAAACTCCCAACGATCCTCTAGGAGTGCCCAGAGTGCTCGGTCAATTGTCGTTTCATCAATGTCGTACTCGTAGAGCATCGCTCGGTGTCTTATTATTCCTCGTTTAAGAAACTCAACACTTTCCCAGCCACTGCTTTGTGCGACCTCGCCAGTATCAATCATGGATGCAACTTCGTTGAGTCGTCTTTCAACATGAAATCTAAAGCGAGAAATCTTTTTTATTCTTACATCGTATGATTCGTTGGCCTGATCAAGGAGCGTCATCCCATCGTTTCCAAATGATGAATACCTAGAAGCGTCTTCGTCTCGTGACCGTTCTGTCATTTTGATTTGTGAGTCAATATTTTCAAGAAGAGCAACTAGGTTTAGCCTCCAGCGTTCCCAGTTATCCTTGGCCAATAATACCTTTCGCTGATTTGGTGAAAGTTTATTCTTTACCTCTTCAGCGACGATTTTGGCAAATGTCTGATCGTCCATAGGTTTTACATCAACTCCTTCGAGCGCTCCATGCTGGACATGTTCTTTTGTAATGACACCAATCGCACAACTTGGAAACCTTTGTGGGGAAATCACCTGTTTTGAGGGCTTGTTGTATTTCTCCATGGACGCTTACAACTTTTGAAAGAGTCGCCTCGTCGTCGCCAGCCTTTGTTTTTCTAGAAATACTTTTTCCGTCTTTTAGATATATGAGCTCTACTTCTTTGACGGGTTTGTCAATTGTCTTTTCAACAATGATTTTGTACAAAAGTAATTGGAACCACTTCTGTTCCATGTAGGCAGGTCTTGGAAACTTTCCCGTTTTGTAGTCACTTATTTTTGCACCATCTTCAACCTCACTAATTCGATCCACAAAACCCTTAATGGTGACACCCGGTGCGACCTCAACGAAATACTCTGCTTCCAACCCAATTGGTGATATGTCATTTGGGTTTTCGATTGCCCAAAGATTTTCTACACACCACCAAGACTTCCACCTGAATTCTCGCATCTGTTTTTCGGTGAGTCCAATAGCCACTAGCCGCTCGGGCCACTCACGAGCCCAGACAACCCGCGACATTTGCTGAGCATTTGCGATGGTTCGTTGCTCGTTCGGTAACTTGTAAAGTTCTTCTAGTATCTCGTGAACGAAATTGCCCATAATCTGGCTTTCCGTTGATGGCTCGGGGATTAGATCGATTCTGCTGTATTTATACCGTAAGGGACATTGCTCCCAAGTGGATATAGATGATGCCGAAAGATAACTCGGCATCTTGAGTTGATCGTTTTGTTCGGTGCTCACCAAACAACCTTACTACTTCTGAAAGCTAAGTCGCGTTGCTTCTGTAAGTAAGTCTTGAAGTTGGCTGAGTGTCGCATCATTCGGCCGCCTTGGTTTTGGAGCATTGCTGGAAATGCTTGCCCAAAAGTCATTTAGTTGAGAGCGCTTTGACTCATCAAGACCCTTGCTAACACTCACGAAACTTTCCCAAACCTGAGTGGACTCATCTACTGGTGCGTCCATCGCCATTTCAATTTCTATGGCTTCGTCGCTTCGTGCAAGATAGAGACCAACGCCAAGTGTTTGTACTGCTTTCTTGAGTGCGTCAGAAACAGCACCCTTGACCTCGTCACCGTAATCAACGGCAAGACCAGTTGCTTTGATTCGTTTGATTTTTTGTCCACCAACACCATCTCGGCTAACTTCTTTTCCGTCAATCGTGGTAATAACAGTTACATGGGCGACGATTGAATCGCCGATTTCGGTGTAACCCTTAATTGAGAACGACCAGTTTTCAACACCAAGAACTTTGTTCATGCGATTGATGACTTCGCTCACAGGAATGTAAGTGAGGTTGGTTCCACCTTTATTCAGTGTCCGTTCCATCTCTTGTGGAAAAGCCTCGGAGAGCGGACCGTAAACATCCTTGCGCTCTTTCTTTTCTGGTTGTGTTGAATCACTCATCGCTTGTTCCTCCATATGGTTGTCTTACTATTACACTCATGCGCGAATCGCCGGATTCGCAGTAATTGTCAACGTTTATGCCCAATTTTTCTAGTTGTGTGACCTTCCAGTACGAGGGCTGAACGTAGTTAATCATGTCTTTCGCCAACTGCTCAGGGTCAACCTTTACTTCACCAGTATCCATGTCGATGGACATTCTGTGAAGTTTTTGTGCCACGGCGCTGGCTAAGTCTTTGTGTTGCCACTTACTTCGTTTCTTGGAAAAGTTTTTCTCAACTTCGCCACCAGTAGCCAGAAGAACTTTGTCGTCTTTCATTGCTGACCCGACCCGTAGGGCAAAGGAGTCATAGACGAATTTAAGGCTTGCTTTATTTCTGTTGAAGGCAGCAAGAACTTCGCAGGCTTCCTCTTGTGGTGGTGATCCTGCTAGGTAGTCATTCAATCGACCCTCTAGGTCATTGAGCTTTTCGGCAAAGTCGTCAAAAAGGAGGTTGGCAATAGTAGGCGTGGTATCCATATCCCTCACAATATTTAGGTGCTAGTAGAACTTACCTAAACGACAATACTCGCTCTTTTGCGTTGCGGCAACCCTAAACCCGTAAGATATCCAAAGGCACCAGTAACTGAGTCAACTTGGTCGTCGTGATCCGCTGCTTCCGGGAAGGTGGAAAGCTCGTCTAACCAGTCAGTCAGCCAAGGGGCTCGCAGAACCCTGATATTGCCGTTTGCTGCCGCCGCGGCGAATGGGCGAGCTCTAGTCACCTTGTCGCCAGTTGACCTAATCCCAATAAAATCATACCCAGAAAGCACATATCGGGCATATTGGTCAATCAGAGCCTTGCCGGACGACCCAGGCTCTTGTTCCATCCGAATTGCCACGCTCGTCCCATCCTCTATGGCTGTCTGCCGAATCAGGTCTTCAACCTTCTCGCCCTTGACCCTTGCCCTCTTGACATCAAGAACCCAAGCAACCCCTTTGTCAAATAACATAAGGGTTCCAACAGTCCAGTCGGGATTAGGATTGGACTGGCTTGGCTCCGTTGCCGCCAAGTCCCAAAAGCGTACAGCCCGCGCCGAACTGGTCACTAGGGGTATTTCGTGCTGGTCAACCACGACAAAGGACGTTCTATCAAACAGCGAACCAAGGGTTGTCGCCCACCAGTCGCCTTCCTCAAGTCGTCGCCTCTCAAGGGGGTCTAGGGCCTGCAGGGATCTACGGTATGCCGCGGCATCGATTCCTGGGTTATCGGTCAAAAGGGACGGTACAAATATCCGATTTTCGGTTTTCCCTTCAACGATGAATCTCTGGCGAACCCAGTTGGGGGCAGGGTTTGAGGCTGCCCTCATTCGTAGTGGAACCTCTGAGAGGGCACCACTTACTGGTCGTCGTAGTCGAGAAAACAAATATCTGTAATCGCCTTCTCTAATTTCGGTGACTTCGTCCATTCCTATGAATTGGAATTCCGAACCCTTATATCTGAGGTAGTCACCCGTGTTGTTGAGGTACCCGAACGATATTCTGGCCCCAGAGGGGAACGTGGCGATAAAACTGTTGTTGTTCCAGTGAACATCATCGTAGTTCGATATCCACTGGCGGAATCTGTCCATGAGGGCGCCAGGGAGTGACAAGTCGGCGAATGTACGTCTGAAAAGGATTGCCGAATAGTTGGGAACATCCACGTACTGAAGTGCCGCCATCAGGAGAGCAGATGATTTTCCCCCACCAGCAGCACCACCGAACAGCGCCTCAAGCGAGTAGCACCGCAAAAAAACTTTCTGCGTTAGCGAAGCTTCTTCTGGACAATAGGACGGAGCCTTGGGCTCCAAATAATCTATTACTTTTTGCCAATCTGCCATTCGTTCTTCCTCTATCAACTATGCTTGATTGTATCGTAAAATGTAATATCGCCAAACGGGGGTTTAAATGCACAAAATAAAAGTGTTCCTAACCAACCGAGCAAACCTTGCTAATATACTAATGGCTTCCTTTGTCATTCTGACTGCAGTAGGTGCTGGTATAATTTTCCCTCCAGCAGGCTTAATAATTGCAGGGGTTTGTTGTGGCTTGGTCGGACTCCTCATTGGACTTGAGTAATAAATGGCTTGGAACACATATACAAATAAATCTGTTGCCGGAAGCGGAAGCAAGGCACTCGTTGGGCCTGGAGCACCGATTGCCCAAAATCTTGGATTTGTTGGAAAGTCATACAAAGACTCATGGGATATTGAGCGCGCATACCGAGAGGGAATGCAGCGCGTTACTTGGGTGGCTCGCTGTATTGACGTAATTGCTGGTAATCAAGCACGATTACCCATAATTCTTCGCAAGGACAATTCTCCAGACGGTCAGATTCTTTCTGACGAAAAAATGGGAAAATCATCACTGCTTGAAGTTTTGAATACGAAATCAAACATTGGCGAAAATGCTTTCATATTTAGGTACAGAATCTCGGCGCAGTTGTTGCTTGGAACACGTGGTGTTTTCATTGAAAAAGTAAGAGGTCGAGACGGTGGAATCATCGGCTTGAATTTGCTTCCACCTCAATCAACTGCTCCAATACCAGATGCTAAGAAATTTGTTTCTGGCTATGAAGTATCTCTTCCGCAAGGACAGGTAATCACACTGAGACCAGAGGATGTGGTTTGGATTCGTCGACCACACCCGCTTGATCCGTACCTCTCAATGACACCAATGGAAGCGGCTGGTGTGGCCATTGAGATTGAGAACTTTGCAAAACTTTATAACAGAAACTTCCTAATGAACGATGGCAGACCTGGTGGTTTGCTTGTGGTTCGCGGACACCTTGATGACGAAGACAAGGAAGAACTGAGAAATAGGTTCAGAGGCAACTTGTCTCGTGCTGGGCAAACAACGGTACTCGCTGCAGATGACGGTGCTGAATATGTAGATGTCGGTGCTTCGCCAAGAGATGCTGCGTACATTCAAATGAGGCAAATAACCAAGGAAGAAATACTCGCTTCGTTTGGTGTTCCTGAAACGGTTATTGGAAATGCTTCTGGTCGTACATTCTCAAATGCTTCTGACGAAATACGAGTATTCTGGACAGAAACAATGCTTCCCCATCTTGAACCAATAGCTAGATCTTTGGATGAACTAGATGATGTCAATTACGTTGACTTCGACACTAGAGAAGTACCAGTACTGATGCTTTACAAGCAAGAGCGAGAAAGATACCTCAGCGATGAGTTTTCTCGTGGTTTGAT